AAATCGTAACGTCATAGTCAGAGGCGGCTGAGTTAACAAACTGGATGCTGGGGGCCAGCATGTAAGTTCCAGCGGCAGTGAACGTAACCTGCGTGCTGGCGACAATGCTGATTCCGTCAGAAAAGACCGTCGAGCTGAACGTAACAGCAGTCGCAGCAGACACGTTACCCGTTTGGTCGGCTGTGCTTAGCGCCGAAATGTACGCGCGCCCAGCCATGTCAGCATACGGGATCGTTGCGCTCGCTGTCATTGCCGACGTGCCGTTGCCCTTGACGTAGCCTGTGAGCGTCGCAGCACCCGTACCGCCAGTCGCAACCGTGCGGACGTTCGTAGCTGTGGCAGCGATGTCAGAGGCCGCCACCTTGCGACTGAAGTTGCTCTGGACAATCTCAACCAGCTCGGTGCCAGCAAGCGGTGTAGAGGCCGCTGTAAGGTCAGGGATCTTTACGTTTGCCATTATCTGAGTCCGTATAGCTCGTTGAGGTAAATTGAATACGCATTAGCCGCCGCTTCCTGAGCGTCCGTCTGCGCATCCTGAGAATCAGGACGCGGGTTCCTTACTGGAATAGGATCTGCGCGAAGGAGCAGTCGGCGATAGTAAGGCTGAGGAACGTCATCGCAAGAAGCGCAAACGTAAATGCCAAGGCCAACAGGGACCGTGCCGCCACGATAGTCTTTCTTCTCGCGGAGGTGGTCGTGCTGGATGAGGAACCCGCAGCCGTCGCAGATGGCAACTGCTCTTGGGTTCTTTGCGTCGAATTCTGGTTGGGTTCTACGTTTCCGCCCCTGTCCAAATGCGTACTGCATCAGTAACCCCCGGTCGGATCGATGGTAATGCGAAGCGGAACCCGCTCACGGTCCTCAGCTGCGGCGCGATTATACGCGCCATCGGCTAGGCCCTGAAGGAATTCGAGGCGATCAGGTGCGAACTTGACTGCGAGCTTCGCAGCCAGACCGGCGGCGATTGCTTCCATCCAACGGTTCGGGGCGTCCATGCTGTCAGTGAATGCGCCCGCATCCTCTTGGATCTTCATACGGTGATAGAAAAGTGTGACACCAGCGCTCTGAGGAGCCTGCCAGATATACAGGCGCGGCGTGATCGTGCGCTGGAAATAATACTGGAACGGGCGCTGCCCAAGCTGCGCCTTGTTCGGAATGGCGTCATATTCAGCGCGGCTGATCGGCGACGTCATGAGAACGGTGGTGATTCCGCCCGATGTGGTGCGCGTATAAACCTGCATGATCGAAACCGTGCGCGGTTCCAAAACGTAATACAGTGTGCCCGGCGTCAGAACGATAGACTGAAGGTCAACGGCCCACAGGTTAGGTCCGTTATTGGCCCAGTCCGAGAACATGTAATTGATCGAACGGCGCGCACTATCGATGTCATTGGAAGACAGCGTGCCGGGGTTTCGCCCCACACGCTCATAGGCTTCCGTAATGATGTCGATCTGCTCGGTATCACCGAACGTATACGTGCCAGAAGTGGTCATCTAAACCTCGCCGTCTTTTTCGCGATGGCTTTTGGCTGGGCTACAAACTGCTTTCCAGCCTTCTTGCCTTCGCGCTTGGCTTTGCTTGTAGCAGCATATTCAGCCGGCGTCAGCGATTTAATAGCAGCCTGCGGCAGATAGCGCTCACCAGTCTTGCTGGAGGGCTTACCGGACTTTGTAGTCCACTTCTGCTTCGTCCAGTCCTTGAGAGACTGCTGAGGCTTTCTAATCGGCATAGCCACCGCCTTTGGCTTTGTATTCCTTAGCCAGCAGCTGCGCCTTGCGCGCGGACCACTGGCCAGCTTTGGTGCCGTGTGTCTCGCGCGCCTTGATGCTGTTGAACAAACGCTCGCGCAGGCCGGGCTTCGTATAGTTCCCGGCCTCGTTTACACGCGATTGTTTGCGTCCACGCATTACTCAGCCTTGGCTTCCGGCTCAGCGGCAGCGGGAGCTTCTTCAACCTTAGCGGCCTTAGCAGGCTTTTCGGCCTTGGCAGGAGCAGCGGCTTTGAAGCCCAGCATTTCCTGAAGCTGATCTTCCGTCAGAGCTTCCCACTCTTCAGAGGTCAGCGAGACTTCCTGACGCTCGCCCTTAGAATTCTGATATGCACGAGTGATCATCGTAAAGCTCCTATTGTGCGTAGATCTTAATCATCTCGAGGGTGATGCTGTAGGTGTCCCCAGCGCTCGCCCCGATAGTCGTGAAGAGAATGTCCCCATTCTTCCCGGTGCCGGCGTTGTTACGCAGGATCGTCGTACTATCGAAATCGAAAGTATACATACCCGGGGAAAGGATGAAAGCGCTCACATCGGTGGTAGCGTCCCAGAGGACGTTAACCGACATACCATTGACGGAAGCGACGATGCGGCGGATGTCGACGCCGGTGCATTCCTTGCCAAGGAAATTGGGCTTCAGGGTCGAAACGTCCACCTTCAGCACAGCGGTTTCGCCCGTGCCGTCCGAGACGTTGTTGAATTTCATTACGACTTGGCTGTCCCCATCGAACAGGGTCTGCGTGTTTACTGCGTCAGGCATTATTTCATCCCCTTAAGAGTCATGGCCAGACGAGCGCGCTGACCCAGTTTGCCGGGTTTTTTAGCGGCAGCTTCGAGCTTGCCAGCAGGAATGGGCTTACCCGGTTTTGCCCCGAGTTGCTTGCGGAGAGCGCCGGGCTTCTTGACGGCTTCTGCAATCCAGTTCTTTTTTCCACGCATGTCAGCAGTTCCACGCTCTTAAAGATTTGTTGATCCGGCTATTCGGATCTTTGGCGGTTTCAGCGGATGTGAGCTTCTTCTTCATACCCTTCATTCGGGCGCAGAAGCTGTCACGACGCGCGCCACCTTCCGGCTGGGGCCGCTTTAGATTGCTACCAGTCGCAGCGTTATAAGCCTTACGGCCAGCCTCATTGAGACCGCCCTTGGGGTTCTTATGCTTTGCCTTGAACTGGAAGTCCTTCTTAGCACGCATCCCAGTCTCCATGTAACTGAGGCGGCCCGAAGGCCGCCCCAATCAATTAGGCTTGCGCCACGCCATAAAGGCCGACCTGAGTATCATCATCGAAGATGTTGATCCAAAGGGTCAGGCGCTTCGTGCCGTTGGCAGCGTCCGGAACAGCATAGGTGCCGCGAACGTCGTCCGTGGTCGCCGTAGCGGGGCTGGTTGCGTCGGCGGCAGCAAACGTGCCGGTCGTCACAAAAGCACCGTTCCAAGCGGTCAGAACGTAGTTGCGGGTGTTGGCCCGGAACGGAAGACCGAAGATGTCCGTCGAACCGACGCTGGCGTTACCGGCGAGAGCAGCCGAGATCGCGACGCGAGTCACGGTCCGGAAAGCCTTCTGGCCGTTAACGGTCGTCGTGCCGTTGAACGTAATCGTTTCCGTCATCGGGATGCCGTAAGCATCGGTCCCAGTTACGGTTGCAGTCTGAGTCGTGTCGCCAGCGCTGCTCGAAACAATCGAAACGCAACGCGGCACGTCCAGAGTAGCAACGCCACCCGACGCAGAAGCGCCGTTAATGGTGAGGTTGCCTGCCGCCGCAACAGCCTGAGCAGCAGCTACCGCAGTCGCAGACAGGGCCACAGGGACCACGTCATAGACGTTGATCGGCGACATGTAGACGCCGGGCTGATTAGCGGTACCGTTGTTGGCGAAGTTCCTGCCTGCCCGAACGCCGTCAGAGAAATGAGTCATGAGTTTTTCTCCATAGCTAAGGGTGAGGCCGAAGCCTCACCCCCGGATCAATTAGGAAGCGCCCTGAGAACCCCAGCCAGCGCGGAAGTTCGAGCAGCCGAACGAATAACGCTCAATGGCTTTCGCCTTGAGGTTGTCGGTGTCGAAGTCCGTGTAGACATCGGTTTCGAGAGCTTCACGCTCGTAGTACTTGAAGCCGTTCGGAGCGTCCGTCAGCAAGAACCAGCTGTTCGTGTCGGTCAGGAACATGTTAACGCGATGACCCTGCGGAACCGCCGAGTTGTTGTAAATCGCGTTGATATCATTGTTCGCTGTGTCGACGCGGAACTGCGATTGCAGAAGGCGCGTGGCCGTCCACTGCAGTTCAGCCGGAACGATGAGCTTCGTCGGCTTCGTCATGATGCGGAGGCCCGCAGCATCACGGAAGCGCTGAACGCCAACGATGGCGTCCTGAAGCGACGTTTCGTTCAGGTCAGCTTGGATCGAGAAGGTGTTGGCAACAACACCGTTGTCGATGGGGTGCTGCGGCGAGAACAGCGGCTGGCCGTCGCCAATCGGGAAGTTGGCCGAGAAGCCGTTGTTCAGCACGGATGCGCCGAGCACTTCCTTGGTCTGTTCCATCGACTGACGAAGAGCCTTCGCCTGCAGCGGGAACGACGACTGGTACAGGTTGTCCTTGATCGCCTGACGGGTGATGATGAAGCCGATGCTGGTGTAACGGTTCACATAGTTCGTTACATAGCGCTGACCCATTTCGCCGTAAGCGGTCGAAGCACCTTCTGCC